GCTTAAAGATGGTAAATCAGTCAAAGTTTCCCCGCAAGATGCCAAAATGTTAAATGATGTAATGAAATCACTAAATCCTAAAAATCGTAAAGAGATGGAAGCTAATATGATGAAGGATACACAGGGTTTTAAAGATATTATGGCATTTGCAAAGGAAGCTGAGTAAAGTTATAAATAAAATAAAAATATTAAAAGGTGTGTAAAAATGAAACTTATTACTGAAGTTACCGAAAGTTGCGAGGTTGGGTCCGAGCTCAATGAAGAGACTGGTAAGAAGTCTTATTTTATTGAGGGCATCTTTATGCAAGGTGACATCAAAAATAGAAATGGTAGAATTTATCCTAGCCAAATTCTTGAAAAAGAAATGCAAAGATATAATACTGATTTCATTACTAAGAAAAGAGCTATTGGTGAGCTAGGACATCCAGATGGACCAGCAATTAATGGTGATAGAGTATCACACCTTATTACAGAAATGCGTAGAGACGGGTCTAACTTTTATGGTAAGGCCAAGATTCTAGGTACCCCTATGGGAGAGATTGTAAAAACCTTCATTGATGAAGGAGTTATGATCGGTGTATCTACCAGAGGGTTAGGTTCCGTCAAAGCTACTAAGGACGGAATCATGCAGGTTCAAGACGATTTTCATCTTGCAACTGTCGATATTGTTACTGATCCTTCGGCACCTAGTGCCTTTGTAAATGGTATTATGGAAAACGTGGAATACTACTATGATATTGCTTCAAATAACTGGTTGCCTACACAGCAACAGGAAGAAGTAAAGGAAGTGGTTGAAAGCATTGAGAAGGAAATTAAGAAACAATACAACATAATCACAAGGAAGATCGACGAAAACACGGCAGCGCGTATGTTTGAGACATTCGTTTCTTCGTTAAAAAAGTGATTTTTATAAATATTTTTAGTAATAAATAATTCATATTCGAACAGAGGAGAATACCGATGGCAGAAGAAAAAGGAAAACGATTCGTTGCCGACGATGGTGTTTCAAGCGTACCAGAGCCTGTAACCCCAGCCGGTGGCGAAGACAAAAAGAAAAAGGGTCATCCAGAAGAAAAAATGGATAAAGTGACCCCAGCAGCAGGCGATAAGGCTGGTGCAGTGAAGGAAGATGCCGAAATGGAAGCAACTGAAGTTGTGGAAGAAGAAGTGATTGTTGTTGAGGAATCAATTCAACAAATCATCGAAGGCATGGATCTTTCAGAAGAATTTAAATCTAAGATCTCTGTGGTCTTTGAAGCGGCAGTTAATGAGTCTGTTACGGCTCGTGTTGCAACAATCGAGGAAGAGCTTAATGAAAAGCTTGAAACCGAATTGTCTGAAGCTGTTGACGAAAAAATTACAGAAATCGTTGATAATCTTGATTCCTATCTTGACTATGTAGTTAATGAATGGATGACAGAGAACGAAGTTGCAATCGAAGCTGGTATTAAGGTAGAGATGGCAGAATCGCTTATGGATGGATTGAAAGATCTGTTTACTGAGCATAACATTGAAATCGACGACGAGAAGTTTGATATCGTCAAAGATTTGGAAGAAGAATTGGCAGAATCTAACGATAGAGCCAATGACGTCGTGAATGAAAATATTGAGCTCACTAAGGAGATTACTTCTCTTAAATGTGAAAGGATTTTTGAAGAAACTTCAGCTGAATTGAATATTACTCAAAAAGAGAGACTACGTACTCTTGCTGAGACACTAGACACTTCGGACATTGAAGCGTACACAACTAATCTTAACACTCTCAGAGAAACCTTTGTGTCGGAAGCAACTTCTGCTACAAAAAAAGAAAATGTTCTTGATGAGGAAGATGAGATTATCACAGAAGAACAAGTAACGGTGGGGAAGACAGTTTCTGACTATGCTTCTGTCAACGCTCTTGTTGAGGCGCTCAACGCAAGAAAATGAAAATTTAATTTTTATAAATATTAACAGTAATCAAATAACTTAACAAGGAGATAGAAATATGTCAGAGACAAACTATCAAAAGCTTGTGGAAAAGTGGGGGCCAATCCTTGAGCACGAATCTTTTTCACCTATTCAGGACAGTCATCGTAAATCCGTGACTGCGACGATTTTGGAGAACACAGAACGAGCTCTCCATGAATCAGGTGATCTGTCTGCTAATATGAGCATGCTGACAGAAGCACCAACCAATGATGCTGGTACAGGCGGATTTGGCTCAGGCTCTACGCCAGGTGGACCAACTGCTGGTTATGATCCAGTGTTGATTTCACTTGTTCGCCGTTCTATGCCGAACCTAATTGCATATGATATCTGTGGTGTTCAGCCTATGACTGGCCCAACAGGTCTTATCTTTGCAATGCGTTCACGCTATGATACACAGGCAGGTAATGAAGCATTCTATGGTGAGGCAGATACAATTCACGCAGGTACAGGTGCACAGGTTGGTTCAACTGGTGGCGCAGGTACAGGTAATACTTCACTGTTTGATACAGGTACAGGTATGGCAACTGCTGCGGCTGAAGCCTTAGGCGACGGTGCTGGTACTAACTATGCAGAAATGGCTTTCTCGATTGAAAAAGTAACCGTTGCTGCTAAGTCACGTGCACTGAAAGCGGAATACACCACTGAATTGGCTCAGGATCTTAAAGCTGTTCACGGCTTGGATGCTGAATCAGAATTGGCTAACATTCTGCAATCAGAAATCTTGACAGAAATCAACCGGGAAGTTGTTCGTACAATCTACAACACTGCTTCTGCTGGTGCTACTGCAACTGCTAATGCAGGCATCTTTGATTTGGATGTTGATGCAAACGGCCGTTGGTCTGTTGAGAAGTTCAAAGGACTTATGTTCCAAATTGAACAAGAAGCTAACCAAATCGCAAAAGACACAAGACGTGGAAAAGGTAACATGGTTATCTGTTCTTCAGATGTAGCTTCTGCTCTTCAAATGGCTGGTGTGTTGGATTATACTCCTGCACTTAACGGAAACTCTTTGGAAGTTGATGACACAGGCAACACATTTGCTGGTGTACTTAACGGCCGCTATCGTGTATACATTGATCCATATGCTGGTTCAAACTACATGGTTGTTGGTTACAAAGGTTCTTCTGCCTTTGATGCTGGCTTGTTCTATTGCCCATACGTACCGTTGCAAATGGTTCGTGCCATTGGTGAGAATTCCTTCCAACCAAAAATCGGATTTAAGACTCGCTACGGCATGGTTGCAAACCCATTTGCGGAAGGTGCTGTCGAAGCTGCACAAGGTCTTGGCGCTCTTACAGCTAATGCTAACAAGTACTACCGTCGTGTACGTGTAGCTAACCTGTTTTAATTAGTCTACAATAATAAGAAGGGCAGATAAAACTGCCCCACTTTATTAAAGAGTATTGGGAAGCCTTCGGGCTTCCCTTTTTTTATGAGTTATTTTTCCTATAGTTACAATAATAGCCCCAGCCATATTCATATAGCATATATGCAAATACAAAACCTATGTACGGAACAAACAAGGCATTAAGTAGGACCCAAGCAAAAACTATTGCTACTACTATATCGTAATATTCAATCATTTGTTTTTTCCACTTCTTTCTGAGCGGTTGACTCTTGAATTACGTATTCAGTTTTATCAATTCGTGATCCATCTGCGACTGCAATAGCATCTTCCTTACGTGATGCTATTGCAATTACTTTACCGTCTTTTCTTCTAACAATATGCATTATTCTAAACCTATACAAGGAATAAGAATAGATTGCTTACAGTTATCTGGATATGCAATAGCTGACCCAAGTATAGGTAAACCTACCATCATAATAATGATAATCAAGAATGCCCAGCCTAAGCCTTTGGTTGTACAATAGTTTGTTTGTTCACTCATGTTGTTTGCCCCTAATTTAAAAAACCAGTTCTTCAATGTAGAACCAATAGTCTACTGCATCAGGTTCTACTATGACGTTTCGCTTGAGCAACTCTTTCCACAGTGCCTCACGGACCTCTGTGTCAATGGCCTCTTTAGTGCCTTCTAGCTTGCTGAGCACATCCAACTCACGGTATGCATACTTCCAAGCAGCATCGTCCTGCAGCTCAAGCCCTTGAACGCGGGTTACAATTGCACTCACCTTTGAGTTGCCTGCTGCGCTAAACATTCCCATTTCCATAATCGAGTCCTTCTTAGAATTTAACTACTTTCTATTTGACGCTCTAGTGGAGCCATTACTGCTTCGGCAAATTCCATAAACTCTTCGTTCCTTGCCGCTTCTTCCATTATACTAGACGCATGATAAATCCGCGCAAGTTTATTGAAATCCTTCTTTGGAACTCCGATCTCGTCAAGCATCTTTTCAGCAATAGCCTTCTGATGATCCTTTTCAGCCGCAATCCGTGTCATTGAATCAGACATTTCACGCAAAGCATTTTGAATGTTCTTGCGATCTTTTTCTGTAATTATAGATGGTAAGCCACCATTTGTATCCATAAGTTATTCCTCACTTTCAAGTTTAAATTGTCCATCTTTTATCTTAAACATTTTAATATCCCGAGCTTTGCCAGAGAATCTAATGTATTCACGTCCGCCGTCAATCATTTTGCCATCAATAAACAAACAGTCGTGATGACATTGACTATACCAAAAAGTACCATTATCATCCTGAATCATGGCAAAATCATGATCCTCTACTATATCAGCATTGGTAATATAGATATTATCTTCTGCTCCTAGGATTAGACCAAAGTATCTATTGCCAAATTCTGGGTGCGGTGTTTCCCTATAGAACACATCAGCCGGGCGATCTGACTGACGCAGGTCAGTCGTACACACATAGGTGATTGAAACCCCATCCTTTTTTTCATAGTGTCGTATAGCCTTATCTACATCAAGTATATTTGCATGTCTTATATCAAAAGACATAAACTTTCTCCTATAAAGGCGTTGGTGTTCTTCCTGCCAATTTGCACAGGTTCTCAATTAAAAGATTTGTAACTATCAATTCAGCATTATCATGATGCAGATTATCTTCCTCAATAACAATTCCATGTTCTGAAACCTTTTCATCCT